GAGGCGCAAAGCCCCGCCGCAAAACTGCACGCAGGATTTTTTCGGGGTTGTCAGAAACCTAGTGTTTATGCGGGTCTTCGGGCTTTTGGCTTTTGGTTTTGGCAAAAAAACTACAAAAGCTACATATTAGGCAAAAAAGAAAATGAAATTTGTGATGCCAACATTGCTCGTTGACTCTTGCAATTTTTAGTTGTCAACGTATAAAATGAGTTGACAACCAAACAACAGGTGGATTTTTCAATGGCAGGATTTAAGCTGGCGCAGCGAATAGAGCATTGGCCCCTTGGCAAGCTCACAAAGTTTGACCGAAACCCAAGAACCCATGACGGCACCCAGGTCGCAAAAATTGCCGCATCAATTTCTGAGTTTGGTTTTACAAACCCAATTCTGGTCGATGGCGATGGTGTCATAATCGCAGGACACGGCAGGCTTGCTGCGGCCCAGGCCTTAAAAATGCCCGAGGTCCCCGTTGTGGTGCTTGACCACCTTAACGAAAGCCAGCGCATTGCCTTGGTTATTGCAGACAATCGATTGGCGCTAGATGCTGGGTGGGATGATGCGCTACTTGGAGAATTGCTGGCTGAGCTTGAGGCCGATGGTTATGATTTGGAGCTGACCGGATTCAACGAGGATGAGATTGATGAACTGCTGGATAACGATGAGATCGGCGGTGGGGCCGACTCAAACGATGAGGACAGCATACCCGAGACTGAAATCGATCCGGTTAGCCAGCATGGGGACGTGTGGCGGCTAGGGCTTCATCGGGTAATGTGCGGAAACAGTACCGACATGGCAGATGTTGAGGTTTTAACAAAGGGGGAGCTTGTAGACTGCGTCTGGATGGATCCGCCCTACAACGTGAACTACGAGGGCACGGCTGGTAAAATAGCAAACGACAACATGAGCGCCAAAGCTTTTGGCGAGTTTTTGCAGGGTGTCTACCGATGCGCGTTTGCTGCAATGCGCCCTGGTGCGCCGATTTATGTTGCCCACGCGGATACCGAGGGCGAGGCGTTTCGCCGAGAATTTAGGGAGGCTGGCTTCCATCTTTCCCGTTGCTTGGTTTGGAGAAAAAACGCCCTGGTGCTTGGAAGAAGCGATTACCACTGGCAGCACGAGCCAATCCTGTATGGCTGGAAGCCAGGAGCTGCACATAGTTGGTATGGAGCAAGGGACAAAACCACGATCCACGAGTTTGATGCCATTCCTGTTCAAAACATTGGGCCAGGCCAATGGCAGATCGGAAACGGAGAAACTGCGGTGGTTGTTGCCGGAAAAGATTTGACCATGCAACTTGTTAACACCTCGGTATTTCTTGAAGAAAAGCCAAAATCAAACAGCATGCACCCCACAATGAAACCAGTTGGGCTTATAGAGCGCCAACTTGAAAACAGCACGGCCCGTGGTGATGCGGTCATGGATTTGTTCGGAGGCAGCGGGAGCACGCTTATTGCCTGCGAAAAGCTCAACAGAAGCGCTGTGCTCATGGAGCTTGAGCCAAAATTTGTTGATGTGATTGTTCGTAGGTGGCAAGAATTTACGGGCAAAACCGCTGTTCATGATGCTGCTGGCAAATCTTTTTCTGAAATGGAGAACATGCGCAAAAACCAGGGGGGGGGGCAATAATTATGCCAGATGCATCAAACGATGCTGTTTTTTTTGCGCTTGCTTGCGCTTAGGGAAGAAGCATGACCCAGGGCATGACGCTTCGCGAATTTGGTCGATTTTTGAACGTGAGCTGCGAGGCCGTTCGCAAGGCCATAAAAAGCGGCAGGATCCCCAAAGAAGCCATGGGCGAAATAACGCTTCAACCTTCTGGCAAGGTCAGGCCTGTAATCATTGACCCTGTGCTTGCAAAGAGGGGTTGGGAGCAAAACACAGACGCTGTGTGGCACAGGCCCAAGGAGCTAATGCAGCAAGCTGGTAGGAAATCGGCTGCGGTCAAAAAAGGCCAAGAGTTCAACGAAGCGCCGATTACTGAGCCAGCAGCAGAGGTTGCTGCTGGGCCAACAAAAACAGGAAACGGCCCCAGCATCAACGAGAGCAACAGGATTACCGCAGCTTACAAAGCACGGATGGCAAAAATAGAATACGAGCAGGCGGTGGGTAAGCTTGTGAATGCGGAGCAAATCAAGCTGATGTTCTCGCAACAAATAGCCGAGGCAAAAAACAAGTTTATGGGTGTTGGCAGAAACGCAAGGGCACGCATACCGCACTTGACCATTGAAGACGTTGAAGTCATCGAAAAATTGTGCTCTGAAGCCTTGGAGGATTTGGCCAATGGAAGCATCTGAACTGGCAAAGCAGCTTCGTGAATATTGGAGGCCACCCCCGACCCTTACGCTTTCTCAATGGGCCGCCGAGCATGCCCGTTTATCGCCGGAAAGCAGCTCAGATGTTGGTCGATACACTCCTTACCCTTTTCAAGTCGGCATCCTGGATGCTGTCGGGGATCGAAGAATTCAGCGCGTTACCTGGATGAAATCAGCCAGGGTTGGGGCCACGAAAATAATGAATTTTTCCATAGCCGCTGGTATTGCGCAAAGACCAGGGCCAATGTTGCTGGTGCAGCCAACCATCGGTGATGCCGAGGGCTACAGCAAAGACGAGATCATGCCAATGGTTCGCGACATGCCCGTATTGCACGGCCTGATTGCGCCGCCAAGCAAGCGAGACGGTGGCAACACGATTCTCAAAAAGAACTTCCCAGGTGGCGTGCTTCACATGATTGGTGCCGACAGCCCTCGCGGCTTTAGGCGGATATCAGTGCGCGATGTTTACATGGACGAGGTCGATGGTTGGGCTGCCTCTGCTGGTGAGGAAGGCGATCAGGTCAAGCTTGCAATTAAGCGCACCGAGACATTTGGAGAGCGCAAGATCGTGGCTGCAAGCACGCCGACACTCGACAGCACCAGCAGGATCAAGCGTCTTTTTGAAACAAGCGATCAGCGATACTACTTTGTGCCGTGCCCAAACTGTGGGCACCACCAGGTGCTCGTTTGGCAGCAGTTCAAGTGGCAGGACAAAGATCCAGAAACGGTTCGCTACCATTGCGAGTCTTGTGATTACCCGATACCCGAAAGCAAAAAACGATGGATGATCGAAGAAGCGCTGCGCAGGCAGCAGGCAGGCGACCCCACTGCGGGGTGGGTGCCAACTAGGCCGCAGGTCAAAGGTCACGCTGGGTTCCATATTTGGGCTGGGTATAGCTACGCTGTTAACGCAAGCTGGCCACAGCTTGTTGCTGAATGGCTCGACAGCCACAAAGACGTTGAATCGAGAAAAACGTTTTTTAACACGGTGCTTGGCGAAACTTACAAGGGTGAGGGCGACAAGCCCGACTGGAAAATCCTCTACGACCGCCGCGAAAGCTATCCAATCGACATTGTTCCTGGTGGCGGCATGCTGTTGTTTGCGGGTGTTGACGTGCAGGCCAATAGGCTGGAAGTTGAAGTTGTGGCCTATGGCCCAAGGATGGAGTCCTGGTCTGTTTGTTACCGTGTCTTTCCTGGTGACACCAGCGACCTTGATGGCGAGAACAGCCCGTGGCACGAGCTTTCAGCAATGCTTAATGAAACATGGCCCAACGCAGAAAGCGGGGTACTTATGCCGATACGGATGATGGGCGTAGACACGGGTTTTAGAACTTCCGTGGTGCAGCAGTGGTGCGCTCAATGGCCGATGTCCAGGGTCATGCCCATCAAGGGCCAGGACAGCTACAAGCAGATAATTGGAACACCAACCCAGACCATCATCAGCTTAAAAGGCAAGAGGGCAAAAAGGGGTATGCAGACCTGGCCAGTTGGCGTTTCTAAGCTCAAGGAGGAGCTGTACGGCTGGCTTAAATCGGACAAGCCAACAACCGAGTCTGGGTCAAGCTTGCCATGGGGTTGGTGCCATTTTCCCGAGTACGGGGATGAATATTTTAAGCAGATCACTGCCGAAGAAATAGTGCCGAGACTGGTCAAGGGGTTTAAGCGATACCACTGGGAGGTAACAAGGCAAAATTGCCGCAACGAAGCACTAGACTGCCGTGTTTATGCGCGTGCCTGCAGCGCAGTGCTTGGCATTGAGCGATGGAAAGAGGATAGGTGGCAAGAACTTGGGCTTGAGCTTGGGCTTATTTCAGAAAAAGACGTTGAAACCAAGGAAAAAAATGAGGGTTTTTCCCTTGCCTCGGTCATGAAAAAAACAAAGCCAGCAGGCAAGGACACGCTGTGGTGATCCTTAAAAATCAATCGATTGGGTTATTATTGCTTGCAAAACTTGTTTTTTCGCATCACAATGCAGCATGTATACCTTTTTTTGGGCCGACCTAAATGGCGACTTCCGAAGAAATAACCGCGCAAAGGCTGAAAATATCTGAAGCTGAAACCGCGCTGCATCGTTTAATGCTCGGTGACAAGGAGGTTCGGGTGACGTTTGGTCAGTCCAGATCCACGCAGTGGAACGAAGCAAAAATACCTGACCTGCGCCGATATATCAACGAGCTAAAAGACCAGTTGGCAGCCATGGAAGGCCGCCGTGGCCGAGGCCCAATTTACCCTGTGCCATTCCCGCGATGAGTCAAGACCAAAAAATACAACTGCTTGATGCCAATGGCAAACCTTTTGCTATGCATTACCCCGATACGGCCCACTACGGTGCAAGCCGCCAGGCCCGTGAGCTTCAAGCATGGAACCCAACAACAGCAAGCGCCGATTACGATATGTACGGCGAGCAAGAAACGCTGGTGGCGAGACAGCGTGACATTGTTCGGAACCACGGCGTGGCCAATGGTGCGATACAAACGCTTGTTGACAACATTGTTGGAACTGGGTTCAGACTTGCGCCAAAGCCAAATTGGCGTGTGCTTGGCTGGACTCAGGAGCAAGCAAGGGAGTGGGCGAGAAAAACAGCAGCCGAGTACAAAACCTGGGCCAGCACAACCGAGTGCGATGTGGCCCGTGAAATGAACATGAACAGCCTAACATCGCTGGTTTTTCGCACGGGAATGAATAACGGCGAGGCCCTGGCATTGCCCCTGTATTTGCAACGTGCTGATTGCAAGTGGCGAACAGCGGTCCAGCTTGTTGACCCAGACAGGCTGGGAACGCCTTTTGACAGAATAGCCGATGAATCGGTTCGCTATGGTATTAAAAAAAATCAGTATGGCCAGCCGATTGGCTACTACATTGCAAAGACCCACCCTCGTGATTTGCCGCTTACCAGCCTTGGTATTAACGACTGGGAATACATCGAAGCACAGACCGAGTTTGGCCGCCGTAGGGTGATTCACATTCACGACAAAGAGCGCACTGGCCAAACCAGGGGTAAGCCAATTCTTTCCGCTGTACTTCCAAATTTTAGAATGCTCAGCGACTATCAGCGCAACGAAATGAAATCGGCAGTTACCAACTCTTTGGTTGCGGCGTTCATTGAGTCGCCGATGGGAAGCGAGCAGCTTATAAACCTTTTTGGTGGCGAGGTAGGAAACGAGCGCCAGGGCATCAAGGAATACATCAAGGATCGCGCTTCGTGGGAAGCAAAGCTGGACGGTGGCGCGGTGATCCCGCTCTATCCAGGCGACAAAATGACGGCCTTTAATCCTGGCCGCCCAAATGCAATTTACAAAGAGTTCATAGAAACCGTTGTGCGCGAAATAGGCGTGGCCACGGGTCTTCCGTATGAGCTTATTATGAAGGATTTCAGCAAAACATCATACGCATCGGTGCGCGCTGCGCTCATGGAGGCGTGGCGGTTTTTTGCGGGTCGCAGGCAGTGGCTTGCCACTTACTGGCTTCAGCCGATGTACGAACTGTGGATCGAAGAAGCCGTGCAGCGCGGCATTATTGATGCGCCTGGTTTTTATGAGAATCGCGCAGCGTATTGCAATGCTGAGTGGATTGGCCCAGCCAAGGGCTATGTTGATCCGGTGCGCGAGGCCCAGGCCGCAGAGGATCGCATGCGCATCGGTATCAGCACACTTGAAAAAGAAGCTGCTGAGCAAGGCGGCGACTGGGAGGACCTTGTTGAACAAAGGGCATACGAGCTTGAGCGCATGCGCGAATTGAATATACCGCTTGCTGCTGTTGGGGCAGCAAGAAATGCTGGTGATGTGCCTGGCGGCGGCCAATCTGGTGGCGGTGACCAGGCGCAGCAAGCAAATGTTTAAAAAAAATAGCACAACATTGATTTTTTGCGATATTATCCAAAAAAACAATGCATTAAGGGGATAGCTTGAAGCTGCCGCGAATTTGGTCACGCATGACATCCACGCCTTGGGCAATTCAGCCGAATGCCCTGGAAGAAATCATTGCTATAGCCGAGCGAAAAAACGAATCGCCCGAGGCTGTTGCGGCTAGGCTTGGCCGTGCCCTGGACAACACGCAGGTAACTGAATTACGAAACGGTGTGGCCATTCTTCCTGTTAGCGGCCCACTTTTCCGGTACGCCAACCTTTTTACAAGCATCAGCGGGGCAAGCAGCTATGATGTGCTGGCGCAGGATTTTATTGCAGCCGTTGAAAACCCAGACATTAAAGCCATTCTGTTGAATGTTGATAGCCCAGGCGGTGACGCTAATGGGTGCAGCGAGTTTGCTGACATGATCTATGCGGCTCGCGATAAAAAACCCATTTTTGCCTACATTGGTGGCGATGGTTGCAGCGCAGCTTATTGGATAGCAAGCGCAGCGGAGCAGGTTATTGTGTCTGACACCGCAATGGTTGGTAGCATTGGTGTTGTTGTTGGCATTACAGATCGTAAAGATGCTGATGCAAAAAACGGCATAAAAAATTATGAAATTGTTAGTACACAGTCGCCGTACAAGCGGGTTGACCCTGGTACCGATGTTGGTCGTTCCAAAATTCAGCAAACGATAGATGCGCTTGCGGATGTTTTTGTTGGCAAAGTGGCAAGAAACAGGGGCGTTTCTTCAGAAAAAGTTTTGTCTGATTTTGGCCAAGGCGGAACATTTATTGGCCAAGCATCTGTTGCTGCTGGAATGGCGGATCGGGTTGGAACGTTTGAGGGTGTTTTGGCTGAAATGGCCAACGGTAAAAGCATAGCCAATGTCGGCATGCGCAGCCCTGTGGCTGCCGAAAAAATTGCAACTAAAGAGGTAATCAAGATGGACGCAAAAAAACTGCGTGAAGAATATCCCGCGCTTGTTGAACAAATAGAAGCCGAGGCCAAGGCATCGGTGCAGTTGCCTGACGTTGGCGATGCCTGTATCAATGCTGCAGCCCAAGAGCGTGATCGGGTTTTTGGCATTATCGCATGTGATGCGGCAAAAGGTCGTGAGGCCTTGGCGCTTGCTTTGGCAAAAAAACCAGGCATGGCTGCCGAGGATGCTCAAGAAATTTTGGCCGCATCGCCTGTTGATTTGCAAAAGGGCGCTTCTTTTGAATCAGTAATGGCTCAGCTAAACCCAAAAGTTTCACCCGATTCAGGCGAGCATGCTGACGCAGAAAAATCATACCTTGAGACCAGCACAAAGATTGGCGCTCAATTCGGCATCGTTTAATTTAGAGAGGCAAGAAAATGTTTACACCACAATTTCAAAACGAGGGCAGCTACAGCCCAGATATGCTTATTGCAGGCGATCATCCGGTTCGATCCATTGGCGTGACCATTGTGAGCGGCGCTGGCGCATTGGTTCGAGGTACGGTTCTTGGTAAGATCACCACCGGCGGCAAATATAAAACTAGCACTTCAGCAGCAAGCGATGGATCCCAAACCCCAGTTGCAATTTTGGGCGAAGACGTGAACGCAGCGTCCGCTGATGCTATTGCTTTTGTCTACATTGCTGGTGATTTTAATACATCTGCGCTTACGATTGGCGCTGGGCATACCGCCTCAAGCATTCGTGATGGCCTTGCCCAAAAGTCAATCTACCTGCACGACCCCGTGCCTGCTTAATTAAAAAAGGAGCATAAGCAATGGACATTTATTCGACAGGCGCTCTTAACCAGGTTGTTGACAGCCTGAAGCGCACCCCCGCATTTTTCTTAAACACATTCTTTCGACAAGTTGAAACATCGAACACCGAAGAAGTGTTTTTTGACGTAGAGCTTGAAGGAACAAAGCGCCGTCTTGCTCCCTATGTTCACCCTTTGGTTGAGGGTAAGATTGTGGAAAGCCTTGGTTTTGAAACCAAGTCATTTAAGCCTGCCTACACAAAAGACAAGCGCGTGCATGACGCAACTCGGCCATTCAAGCGCACTGCTGGCGAAAACATTGGCACTGGTCAAACATTAAGCCCAAGCGAACGCGTGGCTTTGGCTCTGCGCCGTGATTTGCGCGATCAGGTTGATATTCTTACGCGCCGTCTTGAAGTACAGGCGATTGAGGCGCTAAAGCTTGGCACTGTCACAGTTAACATGCAGATGCCCAATAGTGTGGAAAAAACCGTTGTTGTAAACTTTGGCCGCGACTCGGACCTCCAAATTGCCCTTTCGAGTGGAACGTACTGGGGCGAGTCCGGCGTTAAGCCTTTAAACAATCTGGAAGACTGGGGTTTGGCCGTTTTGCAAAAATCAGGTAGCACCATTCGAAACATTGTGATGGATCCTTCTGCCTGGCGCGTTTTCCGCCAGACCACTGATCTTGAAAAACGCTTGGATTTGCAACGGGTTCAGTCTGGCATCATTAACTTGGGCCTAATTCCTGACCATGTCCAATACAAAGGCAATGATGGAACCTATGATTACTGGGTTTATGCTGATTGGGTGTATGACGAAGACGCTGGCGATGAGGTCACAATGCTTGACGAAGGCCGAGTTATTGGTGTTGGTGACATCATGGGCGTTCGTCATTTTGGCGCAATCAAAGACGAGGCCGCAGGCTTCCAGGCTCGTGAGTATTTTTCCAAATCATGGGTGCAGGAAGATCCAAGCGCTCGCTTGTTGATGATGCAGTCCGCGCCGCTGATGGTTCCTTATCGGCCAAATGCATCGTTTAGTGCCAAGGTTTTGGCTTAAGGGGTTTTTCATGAAGATTAACATTACAGGCCGTTTGGAAATCAAAGACAACGGGCAGTTTAAAACACTGCTTGCAAAATTTAATCCACACGAGGTTTCGGAGCAAACGGCAAAAGCACTTGCAAAAGAAGGCAAGGCAACAATTCTTGCTGAAGAGAAACAAGCCGCTAAAGTTGTGAAAGCTGAAAAAACAGAAGCATCTGATTTGTCAGCGCTTTCTGTTAAAGAGCTTCGTGAAATGGCGCTGGGTCTTGGTATTGAAAATGCCGCAGAGCTGAACAAGGAGGCTCTTGTTCAGGTGCTGGATCAAAAGCGAAGCGAGGAAGTCTGATGGCAAGGAAATCATGGGCGGATGCGAGGCTTGCTGCGCAAACGTCCTCCTTTGATTACTTTAAGTCGCTTTTGACAATCAGAAGCGGCCAATCCTCTGTTGAAATTTACGGTGTTTTGGATACTGGCATAGATGAGCTTGATGCCGGAAAGGCCATGAATTCTGATGGCACATTTCCATTTTTTGCGAAGCTTTCTGTTTGGCGTGATGACCTTGGGTGGCTGCCAGTTAAGAATGAAGAAATGAGGATCAAGCGCATGGATTACCCAGACGATGAGCGCTTGTATCTTGTTGAAACAGTCGATGATAGCAGTGATCTGCTTCACATCGAGCTACAAGCGCAGGCATACAATGGTCGTCCGTTTTAATTCTGAGCAAATAGCTCATGCATTCAAAACCCTTCAGGGCATCCCTGGCGGCATTGAAATGGCTGCCGTCCCTGCTTTGAATAGGGCAAACGCAGCAGCAAGGGCCGAAGGCATTAGGCAGGCATCTAAGACCTATACTGCCAGGCAAGAAGCAATGCGCAAAACCGTGAGAATGTACGCCGCAACTCGAACCAGTCTTGTCGCGGGTTTCTCTAGCAAGAGCAACAAACTGCCGCTCATGCAGTTCAACTTGCGACCTAAAAAAGTGATGACAAACGGAAGGTCAACACTGAAGGCAGCGGTGCGCCGTGGCGGATTTAAGGTTGTGAAAAAAGGCTTTATTCAAAACGGACCGCGCGGCATGAAGGCGTTTAGGCGTATCGGCAAGGAGCGCTACCCGCTTCGAGAATTGTTTGGTCCTTCTGTTCCACAAATGCTCAACGAAACCGGAGTCATGGAGTCAATCGAGGCCAGGGCTTTTGAAGTCCTTAGCAAAAGGTTCGATCATGAAATTGGCCGCGTTTTGGCTAGGAGCATGAAGTGAACATACTCGAGCTAACGGATGCAATAAGGCAGCGGCTTGAATCTGTTTTTGAAGAATTCAGGCTTCAGCATGATAATCCCGATGAAGATCCTGGAACAGTAAAAACCATCACCATTTATGATGGATACCCGCCAAAAGTTAGGCGTGGGGCGCAGGCCCAGGAAAATGGCCCACAGCTTCCCTGTGTTGTTGTTCGCCCTTCAATGGGCGAGGATGGCTTTGGTGAAGGCAATGCAAGGATGTCCTGGGTTGAAGTTGAAATGTATGTGGTTGCCCAGCGAATCGAAGATGCTGGGTACAGGGATTTGGTTTCTATCATCCAAAAAATCAGAACAGATTTACTGGCCAAGCCGTATATTGAAAAAAAATATAGGGTTGAGCTTCCATTGAAGTGGGAAATCGGCGAAGATGAAACATACCCACAATGGTATGGCCGTGTTGTGGCTAGAATAATTTTGCCGCAACCTGTAGAATTGTTTCCAGAGGAAAACGAGGTGTTTTATGGCGAAAGCTAAAAAACCAAAGCAGGTTGATAATATTGATGGCAATATTGCCGAAAATCTTCCTGTTGATAATACTCAGGATTCTGTTAAGCTGATTTACATCGGCCCAAACATTACCCGCATCGGGCTTTCTCAGTTCCAAGTTTTCTTGGGCGGCATGCCCGTGGCTGCATTGAAGGCTGCGGATACTTTGCCAGAAATTCAGAGGCTTTTTGTTCCAATCGGCGATTTTGCAAAAGCAAAATTGGCGCTAAATCGGGACGGAAGCCTAGAGCAAAAAACTTACAAAGCCGTGGTTGCGGCTTTTTCGACTTAACTAAACGAGGCAAAAGATGACATACAAGCACGGCGTATATGTTACCGAGGTGCCAACCTCAATACTTCCACCAGTTCGAACAACTGCTGGCCTTCCTGTTGTTTTTGGTACAGCGCCGATTCACATGAGCGCTGATGGCCTTGGTAAAGTCAACGAGCCTGTTTTGTGCTACACCTATGCAGAGGCAGCTCAAGCCCTTGGTTTTTTAGATGCTGATGCAACAACTGGACAATTTGAGTTCACCCTATCAGAAGCCGTCTCTGCTTTTTTTAGGGTTAATGCTGTTGCGCCTATTGTCCTGGTTAACGTGCTTGACCCTGCCGATCACCGCACTGTGGTGACAAACGAATCTCGAACTTTCAATGCTGACAACGAAGTGACGTTATCAGTTGCGCACCCAATGCCAGGGACAATTGTTGTTACCAACACGGCTGGAAGCACGACATACGTAAAAGGCACCGACTACGAAGTGACCATCAACAGCCTGGGCCGTGGAATAATCACACGCTTATCTGGCGGTGCCATTGCATCGTCAGCTACGGTTCATGTTGACTACAACGCCCTGGATGCATCAGAAGTTGCTGCATCGGACATTGTTGGCGGTATTGATGTGGGCACTGGTGCAAAGACAGGCCTAGAGCTTGTTGCTGACATTTTCCCCCGTTTCCGACTTGTGCCTGGTCAAATCTTAGCTCCAAAATTTTCCACAGATCCAGCAGTTGCTCTGGTTATGAGCGCCAAGGCCGGAAACATTAATGGGCATTTTAAAGCCATGGCCCTTGTTGATGTGCCAACAGGCGATGTGACCGTGGCTGCCGATGTGCCAGCATGGAAGAACGACAATAACTACGTTGAGCCAAACATGATCGTGTGCTGGCCAAAAGGCTCCCTGGCTGGGCAACAGTACCACTTGTCAACACTTGCTGCTGCGCTGTGCATGCGTACCGATGCTGTCAATGAGGGCGTGCCATATGAAAGCCCGTCCAACAAAAACATTCCCATCAATGCCGCAGTTTTGGAAGATGGAACAGAGATTGTGCTTGATACCTTGGCCGCAGCTGCATTAAACGGCGAGGGAATTGTTACTGCGCTGAATTTTATTGGCGGTTGGGTTTTGTGGGGAAATAGAACAGGAGCATACCCAGGCAGCACGGATCCCAAGGACACGTTTATTCCGATTCGCCGGATGTTTAACTGGAACACGTCCTCACTAGTTTTAAGCTACTGGCAAAAAGTGGATAACCCACTAAACCGCCGCTTAATTGAAACCGTTGTTGATAGCGAAAATATCCGCTTAAATGGCCTTGCTGCACGTCAGTTTATCCTTGGTGGGCGCGTGGAGTTCAGGGAAGACGAAAACCCAACTACGGACCTTATAGACGGCATTGTGCGCTTCCATCAATATTTTACGCCGCCAGCGCCAGCCGAACAAATTAGCTGGATCACTGAATTTGATCCAGAGTATGTGAATACACTTTTTGGGGGTAACTAATCGTGAGCAATCCAGTACCAGAAAAATTGATCAACTTCCGCACGTACTGGGAAGGTGAGGATCTGATTGGCACGGCTGATGTTGAGCTTCCATCGTTAGAGGCAATGACCGAAAGCGTCAGCGGCGCTGGAATTGCTGGTGAAGTGGATAGCCCAACCCTGGGCCACTTTGCAAGCATGACCACAACCATCAATTTGCGAACCATTCCCGCATATACGGGCCGAATTGCGGCGCAGAGAAGCCATCAGTTTGATTTTAGAGGAAGCCAGCAGATATACAACGCAGCAAGCGGGCAGTACGAAACAATGCCAGTTCGCTGCGTTATGAAGGCCACTCCAAAAAACATCAGCCTCGGAAGCTTTAATGTTGGGCAAATGACGGACACGAGCAACGAGTATGAAGTAACATATCTGAAGCTTTGGGTTGATGGAATCGTTCAAGTCGAGATTGACAAATATAACTTCATTGCTTCAATCGGCGGACAGGACTTCTTGTCTGGCGTTCGGCGAGATCTGGGTATCTAAACCAAGCAGGCCAGCGTTTGGCCTGTTTTTATTTTTTAAAACCAAGGGGGTTTTATGTCTGAATTTATGGCAAGTGAGCCAAAGAAAGTAGGCAACATTATCAAGCTAACAAAGCCTGTTGAGTGGGAAGGCGAGCGGGTCGAAGAGCTGAACCTTAACCTTGATGACTTGACCGGCATCGATTTAGAAGCAGCAGAGCGCGAATGGGTTCTTGGCGGCGGCGCTGGGATGGCTGAGACAAGCAAAGCATACCTTCTTGCCGTGGCTGCCAGGGCAACAGGAAAGCGCGTGGAGATTCTTCGGCGATTAAATGCCAAGGATTACAGCAAGATCACGGTGCTTGTGCAAAATTTTTTGTTGGCATAGGTGCTGGGAAAAACCCATGCCGAACCGTGATGGCAACATGCTATCGACTTTCCCGAGCTGATACTTACACACCAATCAGCTACTGGATGGGAATGCCGGTTAAAAGCCTCAACCGGTGGGTTGAGGTCATAGCGGAAACGCAGAAAGAGGACAAAGCCAAGTGACACGTAAGCTCTACGAGATCGCGTTTGAAATAGGCGGAAAGATTCAAAGCTCGCTGCGTGCATCAGTTATGACCGCAGCCGGTCAATTAGAAGGCCTGGATCGGAGAATTAAAGAGCTTGATGGTCGCAAAATGCACGGCCCAGGTTTTGACGCATACAATGGAAAAATTGATGCAACAATCCAAAAACTTAAGGGCCTAAAAACTCAGCTTAGGGAAGTTGAGGGTGTAATCCAAGCTAACCAAAACAAGCGCGCAAATTTGCGCGGACAAATGATCGACACAGCAGCCATGGCCCTGGCTGTTGCATCCCCAATTCGTGCCGCTGCATCTTTTGAAACTGCAATGCTTGGTGTTGCAAAACAGGTACAGGGCGCTCGTGACGAGGGGGGAAAATTAACGCCGGTTTATTTTGAAATGGCCAAGCAGATTCAAATGATGGCTAGGGAAATTACTTTGGCAACAAATGATATTGCTGAAATGGTTGCTGCCGGTGCGCGCATGGGCGTGGCAAGGTCTGAGTTGATTAAGTTCACTGAAACATCAGCAATGATGGCATCAGCTTTTGAATTGCCAGCTGGCCAGCTTGCCGAGCAAATGGGAAAAATTGCCGGACTTTACAAGATACCGATTCCAGCCATTGGCGAACTTGCCGATAGCATCAATTACCTTGACGACAATGCTATTGCCAAGGGCGGCGAGATCATAGATTTTTTAACCAGAACGGGCGGTGTTGCTGGCGCTGTAAAAATCACAGGGCAACAAGTTGCCGCTCTTGGGTCAACCCTTTTGACCCTTGGCGAAAGGAGCGAGACGGCAAGCACGGCAACCAATGCCATGCTTCAGAAGCTGGCTGCCGCAGAAAAAGGCACTGCAAAATTCCAGGCAGCAATGCAAGAGCTTGGGTTATCGACAGCAGAAATTCAAAAAAACATGCAAGTTGATGCCACCGGCACAATCTTGCAGGTTTTAGACAAGATTGCCGCCATGCCCAAAGACCAGCAGCTTGGGATAATGGTCGATCTAATCGGGCTAGAGCATTCTGATACTATTGCAAAGCTGGCCAACAACACCGAAGAGTTTCGCAAGCAGCTGCAAATGGCATCCAGCGCTGAGGCCAAGGGAAGCATGTCACGAGAGTTCTTGGCTCAAAGGCAAACCACAAACGCTCAATATCAGCTAATGAAAAACAATGTTAGCGAGCTTGCTGTAGCTTTTGGAACCTTGCTCCTACCTGGAGTCAATGCTTTTTTTGCGGCAATGTCAAAGCTAATGCAGCCAGTTGCTGAGTTTGCCCGTCAAAATCCAGTTTTAACCAAAACAGTAGTTGGTCTTGTGGCTGGACTTGCTGCATTAAAAATTGCAACCCTTGCCTTTGCTTACGCTGGAACCTTTGTTGCTGGTGGATTTTTTGCAATGACCAAAGCGCTCTTAATGGCAAGGGGCGCATATGCTTTGCTTACAAGCGCGGCAGTGGCTGGCAGGATTGCCATGGTGGCCACGTCAATAGGGACAAAAATAATGACAGGGGCAATTTGGCTTTTTAACGCAGCAATGGCCGCCAGCCCAATTGCTTGGATTGTGGCTGGCCTATCCGCGCTGGTTGCCGCTGGTGTTTTGGTTTACAAGAACTGGGATCTTTTAAAGGCCACCGCATTAAAGCTTTGGGCCCTGCTTCCAAAGGGATTTCGTGATGCAATTGGATCGGTTGTTGGTTTTTTACAAGGCATTGACCTGGCTGCAATTGGGAGCGCTATTATGCAAACGATGATTACTGGGATAAAGGCAAAGTCACAGGCCGTTGTTGATGCGGTCAAAGAAGCGTTTGCCAAAGTCAGGGAGTACATGCCATTCAGCGATGCAAAACGAGGGCCGCTAAGCCAGCTAACAGCCTCTGGAAAGGCTATTGTTTCAACGCTTGCTGATGGGGTTTCTTCAGCGCCAGCAAATGCAATTGCAAAACAACTCCAATCAAAATTTGGAGTGGTTCAAGATGGCGGCAAAATGGGTTCGGGTCTTGCCGTCCAAGGGATGGGCCAAAAAAGCCAGGCTTTAAGTGGCGGCCAGGGCGTGGCCATGTCGATAAGCTATTCACCTCAAATTGTATTGCCAGCTGGAAGCCCAGAACAAACACGGCAAGCTGCAGATCAATCTCTTGCCGCAGGCATAAAGGATTTTGAAAGAAAGATGCGCGACATTATGGCACAGCAGAATAGGACAAGCTATGCGTGATTACAGCACGGCCCAGGGCGACACATGGGACATTGTCAGCTTCAAGGTTTACGGTAATGAAAAAAAAGTGGCAGAGCTTATTGAAGCAAACCCAGCTCACAGAAACACTGTTTTTTTTGCGGCAAACATTAAGCTTAAAGTGCCAGATATTGTGCTGGCAAATGCTGCGCCTTCACCGCCGTGGATGAAATAAAATGGTTGATGCTGCTAGGACAAAAATCAGCCTAAAATACAACGGTAAAGACATTAGCGCTGACATTAGCAGGGATTTGATCCGGTTTGAATACACGGACAACGCAAGCGGCAAAGTTGATGATCTTCAAATAACTCTTCAGGATCGAGAAGGGTTGTGGCGGGGTGAGTGGTTCCCAGAAAAAGGCGCTCGCCTTACTGCAAGCATTGAACCCGCATTTGGCGGCGGTGCTTTGTTTTGTGGGTCTTTTGAGATCGATGAAATCGAAGTGTCAGGGCCGCCGCAGGTTGCCACAATAAAAGCCGTATCCACGCCAGTCACCAGCTCAATCAGGGGCGAGAAAAAAACAAGAGCCTGGGAGGGCACCAGCCTGGAAGACATATGCTCAGAAATTGCACTGGGCGGAAAAATGTCGCTGTTTTATGATGCTGGTGCTATTAAGTACGACAGGGTGGATCAGCGTGACGAATCTGATTTGGCGTTCATGGAAAGGCTTTGCAAAGAGTCTGGTCTGAATCTAAAGGTTGGCAACGATAGGGTTGTGGTTTATGACGAGCAAAAGTTTGAAGGCAAAAAACCAGTGCTGACAATCGATGTTGGTGCTGGCGATGTATCCCGATACACAGTAAAAACCGCTTTGACTGGCGTTTATCGCGCTGCCGAGGTCAAGTACAGGGACCCAAATTCTAACGTTGTTCGTGTTTTTGTTTTTGAGCCTGAGCCAGCCCCAAAGGTTGGAAAAACCCTCAAAATAAGAAGGCGAGTGGATAGCCTTGGGGCGGCTAGGGAGCTTTGCAGGCGCGAGCTTAGGAACGCAAACAAGGGCGAGTTTGTGGCCTCTTTCAGCATGCCTGGGCATCCAGCAGTTCAAGCTGGGCAAAACATTGTGGCCAATGGCATGGCCTCCCTCTCGGGAACGTACCACATCGAAACGGCCAGGCATTCAATTGATGTCAGTGGCGGCTACACTTGCGAAGCCGAGTGCCACCGCATATTGGCTTACTAGGGGCAAAAATGGAAGGCCAAAAAAGAACTGAAGAACTGGAAAGGCTTGTGTCAAATTTGGTAAGGGTTGGTATTGTTTCGAGCGTAAACGATGCCATGGGTACTTGCAGGGTTTTGTTTGACGACAGGGATGATCTTGTAAGCTTTGAGCTTCCGGTGATGCAGCGCCAAAGCCTGCAAAACAAAGACTATTCCATGCCCGACATTGGCGAACAAGTGATCTGTCTTTTTTTGCCAAGCGGGGTAGAGCAGGGTTTTGTCATTGGCAGCTTTTATAGCAACCAGGAGTCACGACCAGCATCATCAAGGGATGTAAGGCGGGTTCAGTTTAGCGATGGAACCTTTGTTGAATACAACAGATCTACGCACGCCCTTACCGCCAGTGTCCAGGGCAGCGCCAACCTTTTAGCAACTGGCGAGGTTATTGTAACTGCGCCAACAATTAGGTTAAACGGCGCGGTTATCATAAACGGCTCCCTTAATCAAGGTAATGGCAGCGCTGGCGGTGCTGCAACCATTGCCGGACCCGTTACCGTTACCAATGATGTCGTATCCGGTGGTGTTAGCTTGCAAAACCACACCCACTCAGGCGTGCAAAGCGGCGGTAGCAATACGGGTGGGCCAAATTAAAACGACTTGCTCACCCGCTTAATGTCGCGCTATACTCGTTTAAAATGAAGGGGGTCTGCTTTGACGATTGGGAGCTTTGGTTCGGTTACTTTTACAGCAAGCGAGCAGCAAGTGCGTACTTTTTCTGGCTTCCAGCGCCAAAGAAAGGCTAGATTTGCCAGGCATGAGGTTATCAATGCAAAGCCACTGCTTGAGTATACGGGTGATGATCTTGATAGCGTCTCCCTTGAAATGCGATTTGACATAGGTCTTGGCATAAACCCGCGTGACGAAATAGACGCGCTTGGCCTTATAAAAACAGGTGCCCAGGCACACCCGTTGGTTATTGGCGGTGTTGTTCTTGCTGATTATGTGATTACAGATATGACTGAAGAATGGCGGCGAATTGACGGCAGGGGAAATCTAATATTGGCTTTGGTGACTGTCCAGCTTCTTGAGTATGTTGGAGGTCTTCGTGCTTGAGTTTGACGTAACTGCCGTAATTGATGGTGTGGATTTTGCGCCAGCCAGCATTCAAGCTGAAGTTTTGCAAAACGTTAGAACAATACTTGCAACAAGGGTTGGCAGCGTTCCGCTTGATAGAAATTTTGGCCTGTCCTGGCATTATTTGGACAAGCCAATGCCGGTTGCACAGGCAAGAATGCAGCAAGAAGTCATTGAAAGGATCAGAAAATATGAGCCTCGCGCTGTTGTTGTCAGTGTTGGCGTGGAACCTGGAAATGCGGTCGAGGGAGAGCTAAGGCCAAAGGTAAGGATTAGAATCAATGGCTAGGAATAATTTGCCCGAGGTAAGCTTTGCTGAGCGTGATGCGGCAACGATTGAAGCCAACATCATCACAATATATGAGGCCGTTTCTGGCCGACAGCTTTCCCCAGGCGATCCTGTTCGGCTGTTTTTGGAGGCTGTTGCTGCAATCATTGTTAATCAGCGCAGCATTATAGATTACGCGGCAAAGCAAAACCTTTTAAGCTATGCTGAGGGGTCTTTTTTGGATGCCCTTGGTGCTCTGGTTCTTGGCCAAGACGGCGGAAGGTTGCCAGCACAACCGGCACTGGCAACCGTCAGATTTACCCTTTCCGCAGCACAGTCTGGAACATACACCGTGCCAGCTGGAACAGAGTTGTCGGGCGCAAACCTCATTTTTAAAACCAAAGAAATTTTGGAAATAGATGCTGGCGAGCTGACGGGCGATGTCGTTGTCGAAGCTGCAGTTCCAGGGGTTTCTGGTAATGGTGTTGTTGTCGGGCAAATTAAAACATTGGTGGTTCCACTGCCTTTTGTTGATTCTGTTTCAAACATCACGCCAACCAGCGGCGGCGCTGACATTGAAAACGATGAAAATTTTTACCAGCGCATTAGGCTTGCGCCCGATTCATTTAGCGTGGCCGGACCTGAAGGCGCTTACATTTTTTGGGCAAGGACTGCAAATCAATCAATCATTGATGTCAGCGTTTACTCGCTAGAGGAAGAACCTGGAAGGGTTTACGTGAGGCCATTGCTTGCAGGAGGAGTATTGCCAGGATCCGAGGTTTTAGATCAGGTTGAAGAGGTCCTGAGCGCTGATGACATTAGGCCGCTAACCGATGAGGTTGTTGTTCTGGCTCCTGTGGCGGCAAACTACACTATAAACATTGACTATTGGATCTCCTCGGAAAGCGTTACCGAGGTGTCGAATATCCAGACCCAAGTGAACGCAGCTGTGGAAAGCTATCGGCTTTGGCAGCGAAGCAAAATAGGCAGGGACATCAACCCAGACGAGCTCGTTCAGAGGATAAAAAACGCGGGCGCAAAGAGGGTTGTTGTTACCACACCCGTTTTTACCGTTCTGAACCAAACTCAGGTTGCCCAAGAAACGGCAATCACAGTTGATTACCAGGGCATAGAAAATGCGTGACATTTTTCAAGTCAGCCTTCGTGATTTGGTTCCCGAAAGCATACGCAGCGATGCCAAAGTTTCTGCCGCAATTGATGCCATTGATTCTGAGATTCAAGCAGTTAGTCAGCTTTGCGTTGTGCCTTCAATTTTGGCTAGGATTGACCTTCTTGACACGAAAGTTTTGGATCACTTGGCATGGCAATTTAACGCCAAATCATGGCGCGACACATGGCCAATATCGCTCAAGCGTAGCGTCATCAAGGCAATCATTCAGGTAAAAGCAAAACTTGGTACACGTTATGCCGTTGAGCAGGCTGTCCAGTCTTTGGGATCATCCGTTAGCATTCAGGAATGGTGGCAATTTGAACCGCCAAAAACCCCGCACACTTTTGACATTATTGTCACCTTGAACGACCAGGGTGGAGAAGTTCCAGATGCACAAATACAAGAAGACGTTATCAGGCTGATTCAAGACAGCAAGCCGGTTCGTTCGCAGTTTGAATTTACACTGGCCCAGCAAGGTCAGGGTGACATTGCAATGTTTGGCGTGTCTAGGGTAATCGAATACTTCCGATTTGATTTTGAAGAGTCGGTATAAAATTTTTAGGGGCTGTAAATGGCGCTGCAAATTAAAATTACAAACGCCGGAAGGGCGGAAATCATAAACGCGGAAAACACTGGAACGGACCCAGTAACGATAACGCAAATTGGGCTGGGAACCGGTCAATACACACCGTCCGCAACTCAGACTGCATTGGTTTCTGAATTCAAAAGACTCTCCACATTTGGCGGCACCGTTGTTGCTGACGATATTATTAACATCGCGATTCGAGATGACAGCAGCGATGTTTATGAAGTCTCTGAATTTGGCCTTTACACTGCAAGCGGAACACTTCTCGCTGTTTACAGCGCCGTTGGAGTGCCATTTTTCGACAAGTCGGCGCAGTCTGTTTTGTTGCTTGCTGTTGATATTAAGCTCACGACACTGGATGCCGCATCCTTGACTTTTGGCGACCTTGAGTTTGTAAACCCACCTGCCACAGCCACGGTCAGGGGCGTGGTTGAGCTTGCAACCGATGCCGAGGGCCAGGCAGGCATCGACACCGAGCGTGCTGTTACGCCTGCTGTGATGCGTGCTGATAGCTCTGCAACGAACACAGCAAACCGGACGGTGCGCCGTGGTGCATCGGGTGAAATTGAGGTGGGAGCTATTACCGCCCTTGGCCGCGTTCGAGCCGAATCAACTGCCAAGCAGGTTGGTTTGACTTACCCAGGGGTGGCCACGTGGAACCCATACGTTGACGCATCGGGCAACTTTAGGTTGGACAGGGACGGAACCGAGTTCTTGAGGGTGACGACTGCAGGCAAGGTGCTGATTGGAACAACAACCGATGATGGCGTGCATCAACAGCAGGTCAACGGCCTAATATCAGCCCAGACCCCTCCGCTTTTTGACAACGACACGAGCGTGGCAACAACTGCTTTTGTCAAGCGTGCGGTGGGCAATTACTCCGATGTTGTGATTTTGTTAGGAAGCGTGACATTGACCGCCGCCGACTCGGGCAAGTATTTTTTTCTGAATGCCAACAACATTAGCGTTACCATGCCCGATCCGGCGACAGTACCGCTTGGCTGGAAAGTGGCCATTGCCCAGTCGTCAAGCAACACCGGCGGGCAAATCCTGGCTGCTGGCGGGGTGACATTACTGAACGTGACGGGATTAAGTATTGCATCGCCTTTGGTTATGCAGGCTAGGTCATGCTATGAGGTATTTGCAACAACTTCATCGGCTTACCATGTTGCGATGATGGGCGGCATGGCAACAGAGGGAAATGCGGGCATCGCCGAGCTTGCTACCAACGCCGAGGTTCAAGCTGGGACTGATACTGAGCGCACTGTAACGCCTGCTGGTCTTACTGCAAGAACTGCAACGGAAACAAGAACTGGCATTGCCGAGCTGGCAACGAACGCAGAGGTTCAAGCCGGAACAGATACAGCTCGAATTGTTACCCCTGCTGGTCTTGCATCAAGAACCGCTACAGAGACAAGAACTGGCGTGGTTGAGCTTGCAACGATCGCAGAGGGTCAGACTGGAACGGATACTGAAAGGGCTGTAACTCCAGCGGTGATGCGTGCCGATAGCACCACGTCAAACACGCCAAACCGTGTGGTTCGGCGTGGGTCAAACGGATTCATTGAAGTAGAAGCGATTAATGCATTCGGTCGCGTTCGTTCCGAGTCGACCACCAAGCAGCTAGGCTTGGTGTACCCAGGTGTGGCAACCTGGAATTTTTTTGCCGATCCTGCTGGAAATATTGCTTTAGACAGAGATAATAACGAGTACTTAAGGGTTATGCAAAGCGGTAGGGTGCTTATAAATACAACATCGGACGATGGCGTGCATCAGATGCAGGTCAACGGCATGATCTCTGCGCAGACCCCTGCTATTTTTGATAACGACACCAGTGTGGCCACAACGGCTTTTGTGAAACGCTCCCAGGGTAATTATTCGGATGTGGTCATTTTATCCAGCAGCGTGACTCTTACCGCTGCCGATGCTGGTAAATATTTTTACCTGAACGCTAACAACATCAGCGTTACCATGCCTAACCCAGCCACTGTGCCTCTGGGCTGGAAAGTTTCCATTTCCCAGTCTTCAAGCAACACGGGTGGGCAAATACTGGCTGCTGGCGGTATTTCAATCATTAGCATCAGCGGATCCGCAATTGCATCACCTGTTGCCATGCAAAACAGTTCGCAGTACGAGATCACTGCAGTAACATCGTCCGCGTACCACATCATTCAATCCGGTGGTGCCGT